GGATCGTAGTCAATCAGGGAGGCTCACGTTCAGGTAAGACCTACTCCATCTTGCAGATGCTTATTGTCATCGCAATGCAAGAAAAGGGGAAGGTCTTTTCCATTGTGCGTAAGTCGCTGCCATCACTCAAGATGACCGCCTACCGTGACTTCTTTGAAATTCTCCGTGCAATGGACTTGTACGATGAGTCACGCCACAACAAGAGCGACTATACCTACACCCTCAACGGCAACCTCTTTGAGTTCATCAGCCTAGACCAACCGCAGAAGAAGCGTGGAGCAAGACGTGACTACCTATTCTGCAACGAGGCCAACGAACTCACTTGGGAGGACTTCTTCCAGCTCCTTGTCCGCACAACGGGCAAGATATGGATTGACTACAACCCCTCCGATGCGTTCCATTGGATTTACGACCGCCTCTTGACCCGTGATGATGTAACGTACATACAAAGTACCTACAAGGACAATCCATTCCTTGACAGGTCAATTGTAGACGAGATTGAAAGGCTGCAAGGAACGGACGAGGACTACTGGCGTATCTACGGCTTGGGTGAGCGTGGTATGAGCCGTGCTACCATCTTCCAATTTGGGATGAACGAAATACCCACCGATGCCACCTTGCTAGCATACGGAATGGACTTCGGTTACACGAACGATCCCACATCTCTTGTAGCGGTCTACAAGTCGGGGGACAATCTGTATGTGGATGAACTCATCTACCAAACGGGACTCACCAACCCCGACATCAGCAACCGCCTCAAAGACCTAAACCTTGACAGGCGCACGGAGGTATTTGCTGACTCTGCGGAGCCTAAATCCATTGAGGAGCTGCATCGTATGGGATGGAACGTAAAACCCACGCAGAAGGGCGCAGATAGCGTGATAGTAGGTATTGATGTGCTGAAGCGACACAAGTTGTTCGTCACCCCACGAAGCAACAACTTAATCAAAGAGCTTCAGAACTACAAATGGGTAGAGGACAAGAACGGAAACCTCCTGAATAAGCCCATAGATGCATTCAACCACGCCATTGATGCAATGCGCTACGCAACATACAACAAGCTCTCTCGTCCGAATTACGGGCGGTATGCTATACGCTAATTTTAAAAGGTTATTTGAATATGGAACTGAAGGTCGTAGTACCCACCTCACTATCTGAAATCACCCTTGACCAATACCAGCGTTTTGCACGGTTGGAGGGTGACGAGGAGTTCCTCACCCACAAGATGCTTGAGATCTTCTGCGGTGTGCCTTTGGCTCAACTGCCGAACGTCAAGTTCTCAAGCGTAGCGAATGTGATGCGCCACATCAATACGATGTTTGAGGAGAAGCCATCACTCAAGCCCACGTTCACAATCGGTGAACAGGAGTTCGGATTCATCCCCAATCTAGAAGACATCACCTTCGGGGAGTACGTTGACCTTGACAACTATATGGGTGACGTGCAAAATCTCCACAAGACGATGGCGGTGTTGTACCGACCTGTCACGGAGAAGGCAGGCAAGCGATATGCCATTGAGCCATACGAGTCAGCGCAGAAGTATGAGCAGCAGATGAAGGATGCTCCAATGGATGCGGTAATGGGTGCATCGCTTTTTTTTTGGCGTTTAGGAAACGACTTGTTGGTCGCTACCCTGACCTCTTTGGAGAAGGAGAAAACGAGTACACAAGCGAAGCCCAGTTCGGACGTAAGTGGGGATGGTATTCTTCCTTCTATCAGCTCGCTCAAGGAGATGTTACAAGATTTGACCGAGTCGGAAGGCTTGGTGTTCACGAAGCCCTTACCTTTCTCGTTTTTGAAAAAGAGCGAATTGATTTAGAACGCAAGCAAATAGCAAAAATTAAATGAGGCAGTTTTACGACATCACGACCAAGCTCAAGGATACCCTTGAAGCCCATAGCCAAGTCAACGTAGTGACTACGGGTGACCTGTTTGACATTGACCTGAACAAGCAGACCATCTTCCCGTTGAGCCACATCATCATCAACCAAGCAACATTTGAAGGACAAATAGTACGGATGAACGTAAGCTTGGTTTGTATGGACTTGGTAGATGAAACCAAAGAGAACCCACGAGATCAAGCAGAGCCGTTCTATGGAACAAGCAACGAGCAAGACATTCTGAACACGCAACTAGCAGTCATCAATGATGTGGTGACCGAACTGCGCAGAGGCACGTTGTACTCGGACTTGTATCAACTGGATGGCTCGGCATCAGCAGTACCTTTCACGGAGCGTTTTGAGAACTTGCTTGCGGGGTGGACTGCTACGTTTGATGTACTGCTTGCTAACACCGAAATCTCTATCTGCTAAATGGCACGAGAGCAGTTGGTTCAGGGTGTGTTGGTGAAGTTTGCTAAATATGTAGTTCAGCAAGCAAGAACCAATTTGACCAAAGGCAAGCACAACTTTAGCAAGGAACTCTACAACTCAATTGACTACTCTATCTACGTTGACAAGGACAAGTTCTCCGTTGTGTTTAGAATGGAGGAGTATGGCGAGTACCAAGACAAGGGTGTAAAGGGCGCAGGTGGTACACGCAAGACCACAAGCCAATTCAACAGGCGAAATAACAAGGGTAAGATTTGGAAGCAGAAGGCTCCCAATAGCCCATTCAAATACGACAAAAAGAAACCGCCTATTTCAGCATTCAAGCAATGGGCAGCATCCAAAGGTCTAAATCCATACGCAGTACGAGAATCGGTCTATCGGCAAGGTATTGCGCCTACCAAGTTCTTTAGCACCCCATTCCGTTTGGGCTTTGACAAGCTACCGCCTGAAGTATTGAAGGCTTTTCAAATTACTGCTGATGACATTAAAATAGCAAGAAAATGAGTGTACCTGTACTATCCACCCCAAGCAGCCTCGCAATGGCTCGCAGCCCGCAGTTCATCACGGGCAAGAATAACGCATTGACCAATGATTCGCTTGATAGTATGAGCGTTGTGCTTGCTATTTATTCGGGAATCAAAACAAAGTCTGTTACCTCAAACTACACGCTTGAGAAAAACTACTCAATCAACGAGGTAATCAACTTTGAGGTGAGCGACTTGGTGCGCTCGGAGTTTTACCACGACTTTAGCATTTGGAACGACATCGGGTACACGCAAAGCCCACAAGGTGAATGCCTATGGGTGCGCCCTGCGGGTAGTTGGACGTATTCAGACAATGGGACTGTGCCTGTTACTACACCTTTCGCAACAGGCGTAACTGCCGCATACATCAGCACGGATGGATGGGCAGCGATGACCAACATCACGCCTACTTCGGTAAGCCAAGCGGTTCTGGCAACAAGCCGTGACCGCCAATGCTTGCCGAGCAACTACGAGGTACTTGCCATCTATAATAGCGTAGCCAACGATCTCGCAGAGATTGAGATTGTTTGGAACAACGGAGATGCCGATACGTTTGATGTGCCTTCTCCATTGCCCGACCCAACAACGACCAACACGCAAGACCTGATAATCTACGCAGGAGTAGGGCCTGCCAACCTACAAAACAATGGCTCTTTGGCCTCCATCATTAAGCCATCAGCACACGACATCGGGGACTACTACGATGTGATTCTAAAAGACACGGGTGGTGACCCAATTGCTTCGGTACGCTACTACCTCGTGTGCGAGCCAAAGTACACGCCCTATCAAATTGCATTCATTAACCGCTTTGGCGTTGCTGACTTCATCACCTTCTTCAAGCGCAGCGATGAGCGTGGCACGTTTACGCAGGACACCTACCAAAAGAGCATCTATAACGATGGATTCACCACGCCATCACTTGAGGTCGGCAAGTACAATTCCTTCAACGTAAACTCACGCAATAGCCTCACGCTAAACACAGGCTTCGTAGATCAGAACTATGACGAAACCATCAAGGATATTCTGATGAGCGAGTATGTTGCGGTGTTGGACGGCAGCCAATGGGTTAGCGTTGTACCAGATAGAGGCAGCATTGAATACCAAAAGCACGTCAACCAAAAGCTCATCAACTACACGCTGACCTTCACCTACGCATTTGACGAACGCAGCTTGGTACGATGAACAAGGTAGATATTTACGTCAACGGCTTTCGCCTTGACCTCTTTGATGATGAAGAAATCACCATCAACCTGTCGGTGCAGAACGTGCAAGACATCAGCAAGGTGTTCACGGACTTCACGCAAGGGTTCACGGTGCCTGCAAGCCCACGCAACAACGAGATCCTTCAGCACTACTATAACTCCAACATAACTAGTTCGGTCATCACTACCGAAACGGGCGGCAGCCCTGTTTGGAATAGTATTGGCATCACTTGGAACACTTGGTCTACGGCTTGGAACGCAGGAGCATCAAGCACAAGCGTATCCAATACGTTTGATGGTCGTTTACGTCAGCCCGCAAGAATTGAAATCAACTCCTTGCCATTCCGCACAGGAGTAATTGAACTTGAGAACGTACAACTCAAAGGCACGGAGCCATATGCGTACACGATGACCTTCTATGGCGATGTGGTAACGCTTACCGACTTGTTTGGTGATGACTACCTGTACGACCTTGACTTTGCTGAGCTGAACTTTGACTACACGGACACAAAAATCTTTGAACGATTTACAACGGATGACTATGACCCATTGTTCTTCCCGTTGATGAGTCCTGTAAAGAATTGGTTTTACAATTCAAGCAATAGCTCACACGATGACAATAATATCGCCTACCACACCACCAACGACCCTCACGGCATTCACTATTATGAGTTGAAGCCCGCATTAAAGGTTTGGGCTATCCTTGATGCTATAGAAGCAAAATACGGAATCACATTTACGGGTTCATTTATCACTTCTGCTCCATTCACGGACTTGTCTTTGTGGCTACACCGAGCAGAAGGATATTTGTACGCCAACGGCAACGACATTGAATGGACACTCATCAACTTCACTCGTAACACAGGAAGCGGAAGCGACTTTAATCTTGACACCGAAACGTGGACAAGCCCTGCAGACAACGACTACCAATTCACGGTGGTTATTCAGAACGCATCGGTAGGCTACGAGCTTGGCTTGTTCATCAATGGTCAACTTGATGCAACACGAAAAATCAGCGCACACCCATCGTCATCGGTGACTACGGTGTGGGACTTGTATGTGCCTTTGGATGTTGACGTGCAGTTGTTCATCCGCCCGCAGAATCCATCATCACTCACATTCACATCAACGGAGTACAATGCGTATCAGTTAGACCGAGAAACTGGAACGCCTGTAAGCCAAGAGTTCTCGGTAGACCAAACGGCAAGCCAAACGGTGAACTTCCAATTGTCGGTTACCGACCTGATGCCTGAAATCAAGGTCAAGGACTTCTTGGCGGGAATCATCAAGATGTACAATATGGTCATCGTACCTAATAGTGCAACGAGCTTCTTGCTTCAGCCGTTAGAGGATTGGTACGCAGCAGGAACCGACCAAGACTACCAAACCTACTTTGACATCACGGAATACGCAGTCAACCGCCCATCGCTTTACCGAGAGATTGAGTATAAGTACCAAGAAACGCAGCAGATTCTTGGAGCGCAGTATATGAACACCAACAATACGGGCTTTGGTGATTTACGAGCATTCTTCAACTTTGATGGCGATGAGTTCCTTGTTGAGGTTCCGTTTGAGTGTCCTTTGTTTGAGAGATTGACTGACTTGGATTCTACTGACCTCACGAATGTGCTTGTGTACAAATCAATCACCAACGAGCTTGCTGATGATGGAGTGAGCTTCAAGCCGTATTTGGGTGCGCCCGTTTTATTCTACGCAAAGTATGGCTTGGACGTAAGTGCAACGCCTATCAACTTCACAAATGCAGAAGGTGCAGAAGACCCAAACCTGCCTGTAGAAACCTGTTGGTACGCTAACACCTCAAATAGTTATACGAGCGCAGCGTTGTCAAATTCTATTTGCTTTGGTTCGGATATTGACCCTTACCACTTGCAAAGCGTGAGCAAGAGCTTGTACTACAACTATTGGACAAACTATATCACCGACCTTTACGCCAAGAGCCGTAGGATTTATCAGATTGATGCGGTTCTTCCGATTGGCAAGATCATCACGATGAACCTCAAGAATGCCATCATCTGGAACAACGCCAAGTACATCGTGAACTCGGCAAAGGTGAATATGACCACAGGTAAAGCAACATTTGAACTCCTTAACGTAGTATGAAGCCGACTTATTTAGGTTATTTGATTGAACTGCTGCAAGCAAGTGAATATCGCAAGGTGTCTAAGAACATAGACATCGCCAAAGGAAAGTATGCGATACCACGCACTTGGAAGGAGTTTCTAAATCGTAGGTAATGGCAGTAGTTGAACAAATACGGGTAGAGGGCGATACTTCAGGGTTTCAGCAGCAGATTGATGCGCTCAATAAAAAGATTGAGGAACTTGAGAAGAATCTCGGTGGCGTACAAAAGGAAACCGCTGATGTAGGCAAAGAAGCCAAGAAGACAGGCAACGTCATCAGCAAAGCCTTCGGAGGTCTGAAGAAGGTGGTGACTGCTCCGTTTGACCTTGCCAAGAAAGCAGCAGGCGGACTTGGAACACTCCTAAAGGGCGGTCTTGGATTCGGCCTTATCACGGCAGCGGTAGACAAACTATCGGAATCTTTTAACGCCAACCAAAAGGTCGTAGATGCGGTCAACCAAGTGTTGGCTACGTTGAGCATCATCTTCAACAAGATCGCAGAGGCGGTCTTCAGCACCGTAGAGGAGCAGAGCAAACTCAACGGAGGGTTTGATGCAACGAAGAAGGTACTCGGTGGCCTCATCTCGGGCGTTCTGCTGACGTTTGTCGGCATCATTCAGGGAATCACACTCGGAGTGCAAGAGGCGCAGTTAGCGTGGGAAAAATCATTCTTTGGTGACAAGGACGAGAAGACCATTGACGAACTAAACAAGAAGATCGCCATCACTCGTGAGGAGCTGAAGAAGACAGGCGAGGGATTGCTTGAGTCGGGCAAAATGGTAATCAGCAACCTTGCCGAAGCAGCAAGCGAGGTAGCAGGCACGGTAGCAGCGGTAGCAACGAACGTAGTCAAGACAATCCAAACCATTGACATCAAGAAAGCGACTGACCAAGCCGCACGATTGGTGGAACTGCAAAAGGCAGCAGCACTTGCTGATGTGGCAAGGCAGAAGATTCAACTTGAATACCAGAATACGCAAGAGCAGTTGCGCCAATTGCGTGATGACGAGCAGAACTCACTTGAGGCACGTCAGAAAGCCAACCAAGACCTCTTGGCATCGCTTGAGAAGCAAGCCGAACTAGAGCGTGTACAACTCAACATCAAGGTAGCAGCAGCAGCCGCAGAATACGAAATCAACAAGACCAACGAGAACCTTGTCGCTCTTAAACAGGCGCAGTTGGAACTCACGGATCTTGATGAGCGTTTGCAAGGTCAGCGTTCGGAGGCATTGTCAAACCAAAACTCACTATTGCGTGAGCAGTTGGACATTGACAAGAGCATCTCTGAAACAAACATAGAAGCCTACGAAACGGAGAAGCGCAGTCAAATTGAACTCATACAAAACAATGTTCAGCGCATAAAGAATGAAATTTCTCTTGCTGAAGAACTATTCAGAAGGAAGCAAAAACTTTTGCAAGACGAAATAAGCAAATACAAAGAAGGTACTGCTCAAAGGGCTGAAGCTGAAAACCAACTCTTGCTGCTCCAAAAAGAGAATGGTGCTGAATTGTCTGCTTTGAACAAAAGCCTTCTTGATGAGCGTAGAGCGCAGATTGAGGCAGTAATAGCAGAACTTGGTCAGCTTGCAAGTCAGTCAATAAATACCATTTCGGGATTCTATGAGGCGGCTAATACAAAAGAAAAGACATCCATTGAAACACGGATGCAAGCACTTGAGGATGCTAACCAAACCGAAACACAAGCATACAAGAATTTAATTGCCGAGCGTGACAAGTTAGCAGAAAAAGAGTTCAACATTCAGAAACGACTTTCTCTTGCTTCAGCAATTATTGAGGGCATTCAGTCGGTACTGAACGCTTATTCTACTGCGCAGAAATCTCCTATCACATTAGGATTCCCTGCCTATCCCGCAGTTCAGGCTGCAGCGGCAGCGGCCTTTTCGGCTTCGCAAATTGCTGCTATTAGAAGTCAGTCATTCCAATCATCAGGTGGGGCAGGTACTATCTCATCGGCAGTACCAACTACGCCATCTGCTCCCGCCCAATTTAATGTGGTCGGACAAAGTGGAGTGAACCAACTTGCCCAAAGTATTGGCGGTCAATTTGAGCAGCCAATTCGTGCCTATGTGGTAGGACAGGATGTGACTACCGCCCAACAATTAGAACGCCAACGAGTAAAAACCGCAACATTCGGATGAAACTAATAGAACTAATACTTGACGAAACGATGGCTTTGACTGGCATTGATGCCATCAGCCTAGTAGAGCATCCCGCTATTGAGGAGGACTTCATTGCGCTCAATTCAGAGCGTGTGGAGTTCGCCAAGCAAGACGAGGAGAAGCGCATCCTGATGGGAGCAGCACTCGTACCCAACAAGCCCATCTACCGAGTCAATGGCGAGGAGGAGTTCTACGTTTACTTCAGCCAAGACACCATCCGCAAAGCGAGCGAGATGTTCTTTCAAAAGGCGAAGCAGAACAATGCTACCCTTGAACACGAGGTAGGCATCAACGGCCTCACGGTGGTGGAGTCTTGGATTATTGAAGACGAAACACACGACAAGAGCCGCAAGTACGGAATGGATTTGCCTGTTGGCACTTGGATGGTTTCTATGAAGGTCAACAACCCCGAAATATGGGATGGCTTCGTGAAGACAGGCAAGGTCAAGGGCTTCAGCATTGAGGGCTACTTCGTTGACAAGATGAACTTCGCCAAGCAAGAGATGGAGCGTTTGGAGGAGCAAGAGGCGGCACTCCTATTGTCGCAAATCGTAGCCATCATCAAAAAGGATGGGCGCAAGAAAAGCGGCAAGCGTATGGAGCTTGAATCCTACTCGGACTATCCCGATGCGGTACGCAACAACGCCAAGCGAGGCATTGAGCTAAACGAAGCCAACGGCAACAAATGCGCTACGCCTGTTGGTAAGGTGCGAGCGCAGCAGTTGGCACAGGGCAAGCCCATCAGCGTAGAAACCATCACCCGTATGCATTCGTACCTATCAAGAGCCGAAGAATACTACGATGAGAACGACACCAAAGCCTGCGGCACTATCTCATACCTGTTGTGGGGTGGATTGGCTGCAAAGCGTTGGGCAGAGTCTAAACTTAAAGAACTAGGCAAATTATGATGCGACCACAACGCCTACCCATCGCTTCACCTAGAGGCGGCAACAGGGGATGCCTTTGCAAGGACAACACCTACTCACGCAAGTGCTGCAATGGAACACTTCAAGCTCAAGGTATCGGCTCGCTTGTAGGACAAGGCACAAGTGTCATCATTCGTGGCGAGGAGTGGCAAACCATCAACACCCGATGGGAGGCCACCAACACGATGTGGCAAGACCTCTAAAAATGTAACAATTAACCCAACCCCTTTTATTTAGTTAGATATGAAAGCAAATAATATCCTTAACCGCATCCTTGCTGAACTTAGCTCCATCCGTGAGGTTAAGTTTGAGCAAATGACCCTTGAGAACGGAGCCGTTCTTGAGGCTGAAGTATTTGAAGCAGGAAATGAGGTTTTTGTCGTAAGTGGCGAAGATCGTGTTCCTGCTCCAGTAGGCGAACACCTTTTGTCTGATGGTCGTGTACTCGTCATCACCGAAGAAGGAATGATTGCCGAGATTAAAGAGGCATCTGCACCTGAAGAAGAAGCAACTGTTGAGATTGAGGTAGAAGCCTCAGCCGAAGAAGTTGAAACTGAACTCGCAGAAGTCGAAGTAAAAGAAGAAGCTCCTGCCGTTGCAGCCATCGTGGAGAAAGTCCTTGAGGAGATTGCAATGATGCGTGAGGAGATGAAAGCTATGCGTGAGGAGATGGGCGGCTACGCCAAGAAGGAGGAGATGGCTGCCGTTAAGGCCGAGTTGTCTGCCGCACCTGCTGCCAAGCCCATCAAACACAACCCCGAAACAAAGCAAGTCAACAAGGTAGAATTTAACCGCCCCGCAAAGGCGATTGACCGAGTCCTTGCACGTCTTAACAACTAACAAAACCCGAAAATGGCTACGACCACTTCAATCACTACCAACTATGCAGGTCAATTTGCGAGCAAGTACATCTCTGCCGCTTTGTTGTCTGCCGACACCCTTGACAAAGGGCTTGTTGAAATCCTTCCAAACGTAAACTTCAAAACGACCCTTCAGAAGGTTAACACCGATGACATCGTTAAGGACGCTACTTGCGACTTTACCGCTACGTCTACGCTGACCTTGACTGACCGTGTTCTTGAGGTTGAGCCGTTCCAAGTTAACCTTCAGCTTTGCAAGAAAGACTACTACGATTCTTGGATCGGTGGTCAAATGGGCTTCTCTGCTTACGATAGCATCCCTGCTTCTTTCGCTGACTTCTTGATTGCCCACGTTGCTGCCAAGACTGCCCAAAAGATTGAGCAGAACATTTGGAACGGAAACGCTGCTTCAGCAGGTGAGTTCTCAGGATTCCTTTCTTTGATGACTGCTGACTCTGACGTTGTTGACGTAACCGCTACTACCGTGACGGCTGCTAACGTAATCACCGAGCTTGGTAAGGTAATGGATGCTATCCCTTCTGCCCTTTACGGCAAGGAAGACTTGACCATCTACGTTCCTCAGAATGTTGCTAAGGCTTACGTTCGTGCTTTGGGTGGATTCGGTACTTCAGGTCTTGGTGCTAATGGTGTTGATAACAAAGGCACTATGTGGTACGGACAAGGTGACCTGTTCTTTGATGGTGTTCGTGTTGCTATGGTCAACGGACTTCCTTCTAACAAGATGGTCGCTGCTCAATCTAGCAACCTGTACTTCGGTACTGGCCTCCTGAACGAGCGCAACGAGGTTCGTGTCCTTGATATGGCTGACCTTGATGGTTCTGACAACATCCGTGTAATCTTGCGCTTCTTCGCAGGTGTACAATACGGCATCGGTACTGACGTAGTTCTCTACTCTTAATCCGAGTACATAAGTTAAACCACGAGGGGGTGTGGGTTCTGCCCCGCCCCCTTTTTTAATTCAAACAACAAACAATGGCTTGCGATTTAACAAAAGGACGTGCAGTACCGTGTAAAGACGTAGTGGGTGGCATCTATGCCGTATACTTCGTAGACTTCGGTGACTTGGGCACGGTAACCCTCACGAACGATGAGGTAACTGACATCAGCGGAACTTTCTCTGCTTATCAATACTTGGTAAAGGGCAATAGCTCTTTCGAGCAGGCATTCAACTCAAGCCGTGAGAATGGTACTACCTTCTTCACGCAGACGTTGAACCTGACCTTGACCAAACTCACCAAAGAAGACAACAAGGAGCTGAAGCTCTTGGCCTATGGACGTCCCTACGTTGTTGTAGAGGATTACAACGGCAACGCCTTCTTGATGGGTAAGAACTACGGAGCAGAGGTAACTGGTGGCACTATCGTAACGGGTGCTGCTATGGGTGACCTTTCAGGCTACACCTTGACGATGGAAGCACAGGAGCAACTGCCTGCAAACTTCATCAGCGGTGCTACGCTGAACAATCCTTTCGCAGGATGTGCAGGAGCCACCGAAACCATCGTAGTAGGAACTAACTCTTAAATTTGGTTGGGGGGCGCAAGCCCCCTACCTTCAGGATATGAGTACCACTAAACGAGTATTTGCCAAGTTGTCGGCTCAAGAGCCGATTAGGGTTGCTTTGAACGCACCACAACTTGATGCCCTTCGCAATAGCGTTATCAAGGCTTACAACTTCATTGAACCCAAGCGTTCTTCATCTCAAGGTCTTCGCAGACCAGCCAACGAGATTGAATCCTTGATGGCTAAATTGAAGTCAGCATCTTTGAGCGAGGCTGAATCTATCATCAGAGAGGTTCGCATTAAGAAGCAACAACTGGAAAAAAACATTCAAATCATTGAAGACGACAACGAAATGGTCAAAAAGATTGTGTCGGAGTTAGCTCAAGATATGAAGCCTGTTGCTGCTCTTGCTCAAGAGATGGGTGGCAAACCGCAGCAAGTTCCATTGTGGAAGCAAGCCAATGGCATTGTAGATATGGGACGTCAGTTGATCCTGACCAATTCTTTGATGAAGAATGATATGGTCGCAGTTTTGGCTGAAGTCAAATAGTTAATATATTTGCGTTAGCAATTCGAAAGAGTGGCTAAACGTGATGGGATGGAGGGGGCGAAAGCCCCCTTTTTCATTACAAAAACTTTGAGCGAGGTTATTTAGTTGAGATGCATATTCTACAAGTATCGGCTTCGCCTCAATCAATTACAATCATCCCACGCAGCTTCCCTGCGAGCGTTACGATTGCGCTGATTGACGAATCAACAAACGACACGGCAACACCTACGGTGACTGCTGCCTCTGCGAATGGTTTTATGACCCTTACAGGCACTTTCTCGTTGGTCAACAACCGCTTCTATGGTTTGAAGGTTTTTAACGCAGGAAATCTAATCTATCGTGATAGGGTTTTCGTAACTTCACAAACCGAATACGACAAATTCACGGTCAATCAAAATGCCTACACCGAAGAAACAAGCTACGACAACGACTACATCATCATCTAAAGTCCACGTTGTCAATTTGAGTTCCTACACCACGCCCAACATCAGCGAGGTGCAGGGCAAGGATTGGGTTCAGTATGGTGATGATAACAACTACTTCCAGTACCTGATTGACCGCTACAACGGATCACCAACTAACAACGCCCTCATCAATGGCGTAGTGGACTTCGTTTACGGCAAGGGACTAGATGCTACAAACTCTGCCGCAAAGCCGAGTGAGTACGCAGCGATGAAGACCTTGTTCAGTAAGGACTGCGTAAAGAAGTTGGTGGCTGACTACAAGATGATGGGTCAATGCGCCATCCAAGTCATCTACTCGCAAGACCACAATACCATCGTAGAGATTGAGCATATCCCCATTGAAAGCCTCCGTGCAGAACTCTGCAACGAAGAAGGTGAAGTGGAGGGCTACTACTACGCAAAGTCGTGGGAGGATGTAGCACAACGCAGAGAGCAGCCTGTACGCATACCAGCATTTGGTACAAGCCGTGAAGGTTTAGAGGTATTGTACATCAAACCCTACCGAGCAGGATTCTATTACTACTCACCCGTTGACTATCAGGGCGGCCTTCCGTATGCTGAATTGGAGGAGGAGATTGCCAACTTCCACATCAACAACATTCAGAACGGCCTCAACCCTTCAATGCTCATCAACTTCAACAACGGAGTTCCGAGTGAGGAGGAGCGCAGGCAGATTGAGATGCAGATTGCCAACAAGTTTAGTGGCAGCAATAACGCAGGCAAGTTCATCTTGGCGTTCAACGACAATGCCGAATCTAAAGCAACACTTGAAACGGTACAATTAAGCGATGCCCACAACCAATATCAGTTCTTGTCCAACGAGGCAATGCAGAAGCTGATGGTGGCTCACCGCATCACCTCACCGATGCTTTTGGGCATCAAGGATAGTTCGGGACTAGGCAACAACGCTGACGAGCTTAAAACGGCTTCTATCCTATTTGAGAACATCGTCATAAAGCCGATCCAAGAGATGCTGCTTGACGGCTTTGAGAAGATCTTGTCGTACAACGACCTTCGCTTGAACCTGTACTTCAAAACGCTTCAGCCGCTTGAGTTCTCAAACGACATTGAAACGCCAATGGATGCAGAAACTCGTGAGGAAGAAACTGGCATCAAGTTGTCAAGCCAAGAGCCGACTGACGAGCAGTTTGACGAGGTGTTTGCTGCTTTGGAAGAAGTAGGTGAGGTCATCAACGAAGACGAGTGGGAGCTTGTTGACGAGCGACCTGTTGACTACGATGCGGAGCAGGCATTGAGCAAGTATGCGTTTGCATCAACAGGCAGCGCATTCCCCAATGCTAAAAGCTCGCAGGATGGCGTAACGGAAGAAGGCCGCAGATACAAGGTTCGGTATTCGTATGCTCCAGAGCGAACGCAAGCCACAAGCCGTGAGTTCTGCAAGAAGATGGTCAACGCAAGCAAGGTCTACCGCAAGGAGGACATTGAGCGTATGGGAGGCCAAGCGGTAAACGCAGGCTTCGGCCCTGAAGGAGCAGCAACCTATTCAATATGGTTGTATAAGGGAGGCGCACGTTGTCATCACTTTTGGATGCGCAAGACCTACTTGGCAAAGGCCGAAGGCGTAACGCCTGATGTGGGCAACCCGAATGCTGAAGTGTCGGTCAACCAAGCCAAGCGAGCAGGAGTAGATTTAGAAACAAATCCGAAGGATGTGGCAAAGCGGCCTGTTGATATGCCCAACGAAGGATTCTTAAAACCACGCAAATAATGGAAACGGCACTTTGGATTAAGCGAGAGGATTTGGTGCGGCAGACCGCACTTGGCGGCAACGTGGACACGGACAAGTTCATTCAGTTCATTAAGATTGCTCAAGAGATCCACATTCAGAATTATACTGGAACTAGGCTCTACAACAAAATCAGCGATGACATCATTGCGGGCACGTTGGCGAATCCCTACTTGGCTTTGGTGAACGACTACTTGCAGCCGATGCTGATTCACTTCGCAATGGTGGAGTACTTGCCTTTTGCTGCGTACACGATTGCCAATGGTGGTGTGTACAAGCACACGAGTGAGAACTCTACGAGCGTAGACAAGAACGAGGTTGACTTTTTGGTTGAGAAGGAGCGCAACATTGCGCAGTACTATACTGACCGCTTCATCACCTATATGAGCTACAATCAGGCTACGTTCCCTGAATACTACTTGAACAACAACGCTGATGTGTTCCCTGACACGGATGCCAACTTTTCATCGTGGGTACTTTAGTATGGCAAAGAAAGACACCTATAAACCGAAGCCGAGCAACATTGTCAAGCTAAAAAGTTATTTAGGAGAGAATGGGAAT